TACTGACAAAACAAGTGCTCATATTTCACTAACAGCGGAGTTATAAAAATGAAAGACATAATTACAAACGCACAATACTCTAGTCAAGATGGTAAAACTAATGATTCAATTTTGTGCTCTATTAACGGTAAGGTTCTATCTGTTCCTTTAGTAGAGGGTAATAATGAATATGATCAAATTATGAAACAAGTAAAAGAAGGCACTTTGACAATCAAAGACGCAGACTAAATAAGATTATAGGAAAAAACAATGGCAGCGATTATTACTGAAAAATTCAGACAACACAATGCAGACCAGTTCTTTGAGTCATTCTCTGAAGCGGCTGCAAATAACTATTACTTGTTCATTGGTAAGACTTCACCTTTTACCACTGGAACAACTGGCGGTTCAGACACAACTCCCCCAACACCTGTAGATACAATTACACTTGATAACTATAAGTGGGATTCAATGATTGCTGCCAAACGCATTGGAACTACTGATGTTACTTATGTAATACCAAGAAGAAACTATGTAAATGGAACTACATACGATATGTATGAGCATGACATTAGTTCTGGTAACACTACAACCTCTGGTGCAACAAATCTCTTTGACTCAACACACTACTTTGTCACTGATGAGTTTAAGGTTTATAAAGTTCTAGACAATAATGGTGGAACTGCAATTAGTGCTGGTGCCGCTGGCCCAACATCAACTGCGTCAGACCCTTTCTTCTCTGGTGGTTATTATCTTCAGTATATGTTTACACTTTCTACTTCACAAATTCAGAAATTTGTAACAACAGATTTTATTCCAGTGGTTTCAAACTCAACTGTTGTAGGTGATGTTGAAACAAACTCTGGTGATACTGCTCCGTTTAATGGAGCTCCAGTTAAAGTAATAAAAGTAACTGGTGGTTCTGGATATACTAACGGAACATTCTATGCCCCTATTCGTGGAGATGGTACTGGTGGTGTGGTAAAGATTGTAATATCAGGTGGAGAGATTCAAAAGTTCGGAAACTTATCAACAAACAGTCAGGTTGAAAATGCTGGTGTTGGTTATACATTTGGTACAGTTGATTTAACAAACGATATCTTCACTACATATTCTAGTAACACATTATCAAATGCATCTTCAATTGGTTCAGGAAGTAATGGTGTAATAACTCCAATAATTTCTCCAAGGATTGGACATGGACATGATCCAATTGCAGAACTTGGTGGCCACTACGTTATGATGAATGCAAAACTAGAACAGGCTGAAGGTGATGACTTTGCAGTAGGAAATGATTTTAGAGAAGTAGGACTTCTAGTTGACCCAACTATAAACGGCGGTACAGGTGCATTTAGTGGAACTACTGCAAGACAAACTTTTGCAGTGTCGTTCTCTTCTTCGTCTGCAACATTTGAACCAGATGAAAGAATTACACAATCAACAACTGGTGCAGTAGGTAGGGTTGTTGAGTATGATGCGACAAGAAAAATACTTTACTATCTACAAGAAAGATTTGAAACATACGGTGTAAACACAAGTGGTGATTATGTTGCATTTAGTGGAAGCGGTGATATTGTTGGTGCAACATCTGGTTCTACAGGTGTTCCTGCTCAGCCAGGCACAAACCCTGTAACACTTGCCGGTGGTAATACTTTGCAATTTGATACAGGTGGATATGCAAAACCAGAACTACAACCAGACAGTGGCAATATTATCTATGTAGAAAACAGGCGTCCAATTTCTCGTGCGTCTGATCAAACAGAAGATATTAAAGTTGTCGTAGAATTCTAATTTGAGATAAGGTGTATATAAATGGCTGTCACGCTAACAAACTTCAACGTCACTCCATATAATGACGATTACTCAACCACGAAAAATTTTCATCGTGTTATGTTTCGTCCAAGTTTCGCTGTGCAAGCAAGAGAACTTACACAGTTGCAAACCATTCTACAGGAGCAGATTAATAAACTAGGTTCGCATTTGTTTGAACAGGGTTCTATGGTAATCCCTGGCGATATCAATGTTGATATGTTCTATGACTATATTCAATTAGAGTCAACATTTAACGCAGTGACAGTAGAAACATACAGAACAGAATTTCAAGATAAGATACTTGAATCTACAACCACAGGATTGAAGGCAAGAGTTATTACAACTACTGCAGCGACTGACACTGATCCTCTTACTCTTTATATTAAATATGAGAACACTGGTACTGATGGTGTTACTCAAAAATTTGGTGTTGGTGAAACAATCACTTCCACCAATGCGAATAACACTACAACCACAAACTTCAAACTTACAGCCAATCAAACCAATGAGCGCTCTGCACAGATTGGTTCTAATTCTACTTCAGTAGGAATTGGTTCAGCCATTCTAGTTCATGCAGGCGTTTACTTTGTAAACGGTTTCTTTGTAGAAAACACAGAACAAATTATTCTACTTGACAAATATTCAAATCGTCCTTCATACCGTATTGGATGGGAAATTTCTGAATCATTTGTAACACCAGAAGATGACTCCTCACTTCTGGATAATGCACAGGGAGCATCAAACGTAAATGCGCCAGGCGCTCATAGATTTAAAATTAATCTAACATTGATTAAAAAATCTCTTACTGCAACTGATGACACTGACTTCATTGAACTTGCTCGTCTTGATAAGGGTAATATTCAAAAGTTTGTCAAGTACTCTGATTACTCACAACTAGAACATACACTTGCCCGTAGAACATTTGATGAAAGTGGTAACTATGAGGTTCGTCCTTTCAAACTTGAAAAGAGAGAACATCTTAATGACGGAACAAACAGAGGTGTATTTCTTTCCACAGGTGGTGGATTAGAAACCAAAGTTGCATTCTCAATCGAGCCAGGCAAGGCATATGTTGAGGGTTATGAATTAGAGACAATGGGTTCACAGATTGTTCCTGTAGATAAACCAAGAACATTTGACAGAGAGGTTGATAGACCAATTCAAACTCCTGTTGGGAACTTTCAACTCGTAGAAAATGTAAAGAATATTCCAAACATCAATGCGTTTGAAGAAGTTGCATTGTTTGATGACTTGGGTGGAAACCCAGGCGGCGGTGCTCAAGTGGGTACTGCAAGAATTCGTGCATTCTCTTTGCATGATGGTGATTACACTGCGACTGCGGCAAACATTAAATTTAAACTTGGTCTATTCGATGTGAATATGAATACAGGTAAGGATTATGATAGAGATGTAAAATCTTTTGATGGTGCAAACTTTCTTGCAGATGTAAGTCCTACACAATCAACACTCTTTGGTTCTGCCTCCATTGGTTCTGGTGGTACTACAATCACTGGTGTAGGAACTCTATTTAACACTGAACTAAAAACTGGTGATTATATTTTCCTAAACGGAACAAGACTGGGCCCAGTAACAGTTGTAAACAATTTGAGTGCAACCATTCCTGGCTCTGCATATAGTGGTGCCGCAATCAATGGTGGACAGATTAAAAGATTTAATGCAAAGATTGAAGAGGCAAATAATAAACCTCTCGTCTTTGACTCAAACTTTTTCAGACTTAGAAAAGTTAGAGGTGACTCTACTTCAAATCCAGATAACGAACAATCTACGTCATATACTTTAAGAAGGCAGTTCACACCAGTGCAAGTTTCTGGTGCCGGTGTTGCTCAGTTCAGTGTGACAGATAATGAATCTTTCGCATCTGGTTCAAACTTACAAAACTACACTCTTGTTATCACTGCAAGTTCTAATTCAGGTACTATCGGTAGAGTTCTTCCAATCAGAACAAGTGATATTACTGTTTCAGGTGGTGGACTAACTGTTAGTTTTGCAAACCTTACTAGTCTTTCGGCTGCAGCTGCATCTGGTGACTCTGTTGCTCTGATAGCATCAGTTGATGTAAGTTCAACTGCGGCAACCGAAAAAACTAAAACCCTTCTTGAAAATCAAACTGTAGAAATTACAACATCAGCCGCAACTGCATTAACGAATGTTACATTGGGTAAGGCAGATGGATTTAGACTTCGTTCTGTAAAAATGGCAACGGCGTTTGGTACATACAGTACAACAAATCAGGTTGACATTACAAATAGATATACTTTTGATACTGGTATGAGAGATGCATTTTATGGACTTGCATCAATTAGACTGAAGCCAGGCCAACCTGTTCCTACAGGTTCTATTCGTGTGGCATTTGATTTCTTTACACATGGAGCAGGTGATTACTTCTCAGTAGATTCATATACTGGACAAGTTACTTATGAAGAAATACCAACATTTATTTCAAAAGATAATGGTACTTCTTTTGAATTAAGAGATTGTTTTGACTTCAGGCCTCGTGTAGATGACAATGGAACATTCTCTGGTGCAACTGCATCTATAACAGAACTTCCATTTGTTGGTACAAATGTTTCAGCTGATTTCTCATTCTTCTTAGGAAGAAAAGATTTGGTATTCATGGACAGACTTGGTAAGTTTAATGTAATAGAAGGTGTTCCTTCACTTACTCCTACAACTCCACAGGCTCCAGATAGTGGTATGGTTCTTTTTGAAACAACCATGTCTCCATATGTTATTGGACTAGATGAAATCAATATTAGAAAACTTGATAATCGTAGATACACAATGAGAGACATTGGTAAACTTGATAAAAGAATTACCAATCTAGAATATTATACTTCACTTAATCTTCTAGAAAAAGAAGCCGCGGCACTTGTATTGAAAGATAGTGACGGTAATGATAGACTTAAAAATGGTTTCATAGTAGATAACTTTACAGGACACGCAATTGGTGATTATGAAAGTCCAGATTATAAAGTTGCTGTTGACTTTCAGAAACGTCTTGCCCGTCCAATGGCATTCTCTGATAATGTCAATATGATTGAGACTTTATCTTCTGCATCTGCAAGAGCATCTTCTGGTTATAGAAAACATGAAGATGGTATTATAACTCTTCCATATTCAGAAGTTACATATATTCAAAACCCATATGCAACAGATAGTTTTGATGTAAACCCATATAAGGTTGCACCATTTACTGGTGAGATGACACTTGTTCCATACTCAGATGACTGGCAAGATGTAACTCGCCGGCCTGATGTTGTTGTTGATGATGACAATAACTTTGATGTTATCAATCGTCTTGCAGAAGAAATGGGTGTAACTGGTACAGTTTGGAACTCATGGCAGAACGCTTGGTTTGGTGAAAGACAATGGACAGGAACACAGAGTTCGTCTAGTACACAAAGAATTAATACTGGTGGCGGTATTGCAACTATAAGAACAACAACCACTAGAGCAGTTGGAACACAACAAGTAGGACAAACTCGTTCTGGTATCGAAACATCTATTCAATCTTCAGTAGATTCACATAACATGGGTGATAGGATTGTCGGTATTAACATGATACCATTTATGAGAACACGCCCAGTAAGTGTGGCCGTTGCAAATATGCGTCCTAATACAAAGATGTTTGCATTCTTTGATAACGAAAATGTAACAGACTTTTTCCGTCCAGATGACGTATTCACAATAACTTCTGGTTCAAGGGATAACTTTGATTTTAATAATACAGAATTGCCTGGCCCAGAAAGTTCTACTGATGCTGCAAGATTATTTAATGGTGATGCAGTACAGGCATTTGGTTTTGGGGATATTATTAAAAACCAAACACATACTGCAACTGCTGTATCAGGGGTTGTAAAGAATAGTGACACTACTGCAACAATCACTCTTGCAAGTGTATCTGGTATTGCAGTAGGACACCATGTCCAGTTTAGTAGTATTGGTGGTTCAACAAGATTAAACTTTAGAACATCTAGAAATAATAATTATCTGGTAACTGGTGTAAGTGGAAGTACAATTACTATTCAAGAACTTGACGGCAGCGCATTAGGTACTATTAGTTCATATTCATCTGGTGGTTCTTGTCAGAGACTTCAGGCCTCTGCTCATGTTGTTGTGCAAGTTTCATCTCCAACTTCAACAACACTTCCAGTAGATATCAGAGTGAACAACATACAGAATGGTTTTGCAATTAGCGATAATCTTTCTGGTTCTGTTCCAAGAACAACTGATGGTGGAACAAACCTTTGTCAAATTACAGCAATCAATGGTTCAACTTCAACAACAACCACTCCTAGTATGAACGTAAATACTAGTAATATTGTGACAGATGATGATGGTAGAATTACTGGTGTCTTTACAATTCCTAATAGTGAATCTTTAAGATTTAGAACTGGTGAAAGAGTACTTAGACTTATTGACAATGTTAACAATAATCCAGAAATTGGACTACACTCTTCTAAGGCTGAAAAGATTTATACTGCAACAGGTATTGCAGAAGAAAGAGAACAGACTATTCTTAACGTAAGAAGAGCAGAGTTTGTTCGTGATAGGGTTCAAGATAATCGTGTCATCTCTCGTGATGTTCGTGGTGCGGCCTCTACAAGATCACAACAAATCGCATTCCAAGCATTTCAAAGAGGTGATGGTGGAGATGGCGGCGGCAGTGGCGGGCGACACGACCCACTAGGACAAACATTTATTTCAGAAGGTGTCAATGGTGCATTTGTTACATCAATTGACTTGTTCTTCCAAACTCGTGGTACACGCCCAGTATATGTACAACTTGTAAATGCAGTTGATGGACACCCATCACTGAAAATTATTGCACAAAGAATTTTAGACGCAAACGATGTGAACGTATCAGATGATGCATCTGTTCCAACTAGATTTACATTCCCTTCTCCTGTTTACCTAACTGATGATGTTGAATATGCATTTGTTATTAAAGTTGATGAGCCAGGATGTAGAGTATTCTTCTCAGAGGTTGGACAAACTAACCTAACTGATAATCGTGTTGTCTCTGCCAACCCATTGACAGGAACATTGTTCTTATCACAGAATGGACAGGCGTGGACACCACATCAATATAGAGATGTTAAGTTCAATCTCAATCGTGCAGATTTCCAAACTACTGCAACTGGTAATCCAGTATTTGTAAATAGTGTTATGCCGAAGAGAGAACTAAAGGCAAATCCATTCCAGTGTGCAACTGGAACAAATAAAGTTCGTGTACATCACATGAATCACGGATTTACAGATGCAGACAAAGTTACCTTCAGTGGTGTAGCCGATGGGTTCTATGGTGCAAACTCAACAACTCAGGGAATTGATTCTGATGCACTGAATAAACAACACAGTGTTTCTGAAGTAACAATTGATAGTTATGTTATCACACTTGCAAACTCAGATATAACAGGTTCAAATTCAGTTCTTGGTAATGACTTCTTTGGTGGAAGTGGTGTTAAGGCAACTACAAACTTGGCTGGTGATATTATTCAACCTGCCATATCTCAACTTAACTTCCCACAAACATCTCTTGTTTATCGTTACACAGGAATGTCTAGTGGTTATTCAAAACAAGCAGTTAGAACTGTTCAAGAAAATGATAACTATTATCCACCACTAAGAAACATTATTGCATCTGAAGAAAATGCAGTAGTCAAACTAACAGGTGGTAGAACAAATAATATTATCAGTGGTACGTCTGCAAAACTAGAAGCGATTATGACAACAACGAATTCTTATTTGTCACCAGTTATTGATACAGAAAGAGTTTCATTGTGTATGACTTCTAATAGAATTTCAAACTACACAAGAACAACAAAGAATGTAACAGAGATTGATGATAGAGCTCTGCCTGTATCCACAGGTGTTTCATTTAGTGGTAATACAATATCTGCAACTGCAAGTGGAACGATTAGGGCTGATATTCAGACTTTGGATATTGGTAAAGAGATAACAATATCTGGAAGTAGTAATAACAATAGAACATTTACTATTACTAGTGTTGCAACTAATGGTGCAAGTTTCACTGTAACTCCATCAACTACAACTGAAAGTGCTGGACAATCTGTTATAATTACCCAACACGAAAACTATCTTGATGGTATCGCACCAGAGGGAACTTCAAACGAAGCAAACTATTTAACTAAGAGATTTACTCTTGCAAATCCAGCAACTGCACTGAAGATTTTGTATGAGGCAAATCGTCCAGAACCGTCAATCTTGCAGATATATTATAAGATTGCTGAAGAGGGTGATCCTAGAAACTTTGATGATATTCCATATGTATTATCTAATACTGATGTAACTGATAATCCAGATGAAAATAGAGAACTGTTTAGAGAAAGAGAACATACAATTTCTGGACTAAATGCATTTTCTACTGCGGCCGTAAAGTTTGAGTTTAAATCTACTTCGACTGTAGAAGTTCCAAAGATTAAAAACCTTAGAGTATTGGCACTGGCACTATGACGCATATTAAAGTAGAAGGACACAGTGAATATGTAAGAGAAGAAAAATCTCATGCAATTATTAATACTGATACATCAACTTATACTAATTATATGAAGATGATGGAAAATAAAAAGAAACAAAAGGATCAATTGAGAGATGCAGTTAGAGAGATAAATACTTTAAAGTGTGAAATGCACGAAATCAAATCTCTATTGATGCAACTAATGGATAGAAAATAATGGCAGATCGTAACGCACCAGCTACCTTTACATTTGAAGAGTGGAGAGTTGAGTTCAATGAACTTGCTACTGATGTCGGTGATATTAGTAATCTACCTACTTCTGTTAATGGAAACGCAGTAACAGATGTTGTCGAAGCAATTAAAGAATTAGAATCAGGACTTAGTTCTGTTCTCTTTCCTACGGTAATTGACTTTGATGATTCTACAGGTGCGGCCAGTGAAAGAATTAAATTCGGCACAGGTGATGATTTACAAATATTCCATGATAGTAATAATTCACTGGTAGTTCACAATGGTACTGGCAATCTACAAATTGATAGTAACAACAGGACTCAAGTTGATGCAACATCAGGTGTTGATGTTCAATTCAACGGAGCAACAAAACTTTCATCATTAAATACTGGTATTGGTATTAATGGTGCAATTACAGATTCAAGTGGAAGTGGAGCAATGACTGGCACATTGACATTTCCTACAATTGGTGGTAGGATAGCCACTGAAGGTTTTGGCATTGCATTGGCAGTTGCACTTGGATAAGTAATATAAATAATACTATAAAAGGGAAGAATTAGAATGGCTAATAATTTTAAGAACGCATTTGCAACAAGTGTATCCACTAATAGTGGTTCACCTACAGATGTGTATACTGCTAATGATGGTTCATCTGCTGTTAATTCAATTCTTATCGAACTTGATATTGCGAATACAGGAACATCTGCTGTAACTGTTACCGTTCTTATTAGAGATAGTTCTGCTTCTGCAAGTTTCCATCTCGTAAAGAACGCACCAGTTCCAGTTGGTTCTGCGTTGAAAGCCGTATCTGGCCAGAAGATTGTTTTGAACGGTAATGATAAAATTCAAGTATACGCTTCTGCCGCAACAGTAGATGTTGTTGCGTCAATTCTACAAGATGTAACATAAGGGGTAAGTGATGTCTGACGGATATATTGGTGTATCAGCTCCAAACAGAGTATCGGCTGCATTTCAGAAAGAGGATTTTCTTGGTTCTGCATTAGGAAATGTTTCTGTTGGTGGTACTACATACTCAAATGCAAAAGAACTTGATACTGATGTTGACGGTGCAAATACCGAAAACCTTCATGTAGTTCTAGATAACGTGGTTCAAGAACCAGACGTTGCTTATTTAATTCACGAGAACGCATCTTCCCAACCAAGAATTATTCAGTTCACAGCTGCAGTTTCTTCATCAGCATCTATCTATGTAATCCATAGAGGTATCGGTTCTACATCAATGAAACCACCTACAGGTTCAGTTGGTGCAGACCAATTAGCATCAAACTTAAAAACATTTACTACAGATGCATTTACTGCCAATGGTTCAACTGCCGCATTTACTTTAAGTGAAACCCCAGCAGTCGCAAACTCTGTAATGGTTTTTGCAGACGGTATTTTGCAGAAGGCAACAACAAACTATAGTGTATCTGGTAATGTTGTCACATTCACATCAAACCCAGCAAGTGGAACAGAGATTGAAGTAAAACATATGGGTATTCGTGGCGTAGTACGCCGCGGCCCAGATTACGTTTACGACAGTTTTACTGGTGATGGTTCAGACACTACATTTACTCTAAGTAATAGTGGTGTTCCAACTAATAGTGCATTTGTATTTTATAATGGTATCGCATTGAAACCTACAACAGATTATGCAATTAGTGGAGCAGTATTAACAACAACTTTTGCACCAGTTAATAATTCAGAACTAATGGTGAGGTATCAAATCTAATGCCCAGTAATTCAAAAAATATCGCAGAACTTTTAAATACAGACACAACCATTGCAGTTACAGATGTTGCAGACGGTTCAATCACAACTGCAAAACTTGCCGCAGATGCAGTGACGGCTGCAAAACTTGCTTCTAGTGCAGTAACCACTGCAAAGATTGCTG